TCCAGCAGATCATACAGACTCTGCGGGAGCATGGCCAGAGGACGGTTGTTCCACCGCTGATTGTGGTGGTGGTAGATCACGCCCGTCCCTCGCACGTCCACGCCGGGCACAATTCCGTTGTGGTCCTGCATCTCCTGGTACCCTCGGTGCAGGTCCCACTTCGCACCTGGTACCTCGTAGAACACGTGATACCCGTTCTCGCCCTTGCTGATCTCTGCCAGCGTGGGCGTCAGGCGCAGGATCTGTGCTGTCGCGATCCCGCCGTTCTTGCCGTCGATGTCCATACCGACGACGGGAATCCCTCGCATAACGAATGCGAAGGGCTGCTTGAACCTCGTGTAGTAATCCAGGCAGTGCTTAGGAGCGAACCTGCCCTTGTGATAGTTCTCCACGAAGTCCTTGGCGCTCCAGCCTGACTCGGTCTTGCCCGAAGGCATGACACGAACCAGGCTAAGCGTTTCGAACTTGAGCGCCTCCGGGATCGGGTCTGTCCGATCGTAGGTGTCGCTCTCGAACCACTGTGCTACCATGCTTATCCTTCCAGGACATCTGAGTCCTCGTCCTTGACCTGCTCGAACATCTTGAGTGCGTGAGCCGTAGACGGCTTGATCCCGATGATGAGTCGCCTCGTTGCCGGTGCGCCCTTCTCACGCCGCGTTACACGCTTGATGACGAAGTGCTCAGCCAGCATATCCCAGATGTCGGTGACCGCACGGTCTCCGTACCCCTGAGCGTGCAGCCAGGGCTGCAGAGCGTCAGCAATCAGGTCAGCACGATACTCGCCGGACCGGAGTCCTTCGATGATCTTGCGGTCCTTGCGTGTGATGTCTTCGAGGAACGCCAGTACAGGACTGGTGTCCACGATGTGCTCGACTTGGAGGTCACGGCTCTCCTGGGACTGGCTGAGCTTAGCACTCAACTCGTCCTCACTGACCCAGTGTTCCCACAGCAGAGTGAGGAGTGCATTGAGCATCATCTCACTCTGCATGTACGACAGGAAGTTCAGGTCATCCACGTACTCGTTCGGAAACAAGAACCGAACGATTCGCTTCTGGAGTGCCGATGACTTGTCTCGCGCCTTGGGCTCCTTGTTCAGAGCCTCGATGAAGAGAGCGAACGTCTGTACAGTGAAGGGCTCGTTCTCGTACTTGAGTTCGATGACGAGTTCCTCACCAGCAGTCAGAGTCTTCTCAGGCCCCGACTCCTTGATGTACTCTTGCGGACCGTCGAAGACGATGTTCGCAAGCTTGTTGTTCAGCGTACTCAGGATCGGTCGCTGAGCGGCCATGGCCTGACGCTGTACACCACTGACGTTGCTCTTCCCCAGAAGCTTGACGAGCATCTTGAGCAGAGTACCCTTACCGTTACGGCCTTCGCCGATGAAGATCAGGTACTTGACTGCTGCCCAGCCTGGCTGCAATGAAGTAGCCAGGTGATGCAGCAGTGACGTTGCCTGTGCCTCGCTGTTCAGCCAGGACCCCAGGGTCTTCTTGAGTTCTTCTACGTACTTGTAGTCGTTTGTCCCCTTGTCGATGATGGTGTATGGAATGTAGTTCGGACTGAAGTCACCAGTGTTGTGGTGAATCAGCCCCAGGTCGGTCATCCTGTAGAGACCGTCCTTGTACTTGATCACGACGAATTCCTCGGCGTGCGTGACCCGTGTCGCCATCTGCTTCAGCATGTACCTGAAGTTGTAGAACTCCGTCGGGTTCGGGAACAGGATGTCCAGTTGCCTGGTCCTGTCCATGAGCGCGTCGTTGTTGAGCTCCACCCAGATAGTTCGATCCGGCGAGGGATTGTCCTCTCCGGTCTCGTAATCGACGGGGATATAGATCAGTCCCCGGTAGACCTTCATGTCGATCACGGCCGCCATCGCGACGGCGATAGTGACTAGGTCTGCTTTGCTATAGACCCTAGGCACCGACTGCTGCCACTGTGCTTGACTGATTGAGCGCTCGCAGCATCCCAACCTTGAGTTCGATCTTGATGCGGTCTACTGCCGACAGGTCTTCATAGACCAGCAGGCAGAGGTACCGCTCGATCTCTGCTTCCAACATGGTTCGCCCTCCAGTGCGTTACGTATCCAACGATTATCTCATGCTTGGCACTAAAAGGTGGCTGTGACCACAAGTCGTGGCCTGTCATCTGCGGACCCACGAGGGAGGATCCGCCCAATCAACTGACGACGGAGCGACGGGTCACCGTCGATGTCGTCCAGGATCAGCATAGACGTGCAGACCTTGTCTACTCCGTCCATGCCTGTAGCGATGGCTGTCGTACCGATGAGCCAGCCTCCGCCCGGATGCCTGATGAAGTCATCCTTGATTGAGTCCACATGGTTCTTGTTGGTGTCACCATCGATGAGCCATGTGTTACCGGGCACCGTACGCTTGAGCGCCTGTGCCACGGTCTTGTGGAAAGCGAACACCATCCACTTGGTCCTGTCCGGGAACAGGGAGAGCTCCTTAGAGACTGCTCCCATAATCTCAGGCCGGATGAGCCCGTCCTCCCCGATGAACCGATCGTTGATCCGCGCGTGGCGCTTCTCCATCTCACTGTTCATGACCTTGCTCGAACGCTTGTTAGCGTTGTAGCGCTCGAAGAGAATGTTCTCGTGTGCAGGCAGAATGAGAGTGCGAGGTTGCCACTCTGCCTTGTCCTCGATATATGCCACCCAGTCCCTGCTCTGAAGGAACGTGAGAGCGTTGTCGTAGTTCTTGAACGGACGGTCCTCGTCCACGTCAGGGACCTTAGAGAACCGGTTGATGCTGCAGTTGCAGTTGTCCCACAGCCAGTTGATGTAGTCACGAGAAGGCATCTCGTCACCGATCGCTGTCAGACAGAACACTCGCTCTGCATCGTTGTAGTTCGGAGTGGCACTCGCCATGACCACGTCACCGGTGAAGTGACGCATCATGCGGTTGAACTTCTTCCAGCCAGCAGCACCGTGCCCACCGAGTTGGTGGAACTCATCGACGATGAACGCCATGTCCGTTGTCTTCGAGTATGCAGTGTCCTGCAGTCTGAACTTGTGGAACGTATCCACCCGAACAGTGAGCCCTAGCAGGGCGGCGTCGTGCTTCCACGCTCCGTGCGTAGCCAGAGGCGCGATGATCACGATCCTCTTGTGCCCACGCATGGCCATGAGAGCCAGCGCCGTCTTGGTCTTGCCCTCTCCCGTAGGGAAGAAGAGCAGTAGCCGCTTGAGGGAGGCGCCCCACTTAAGGTACGCCTCCCTCTGCGACTGAGACCAAGCCTCGAAGCGCTTTCCGGCAGGCTTGTGTGCATCCGCCTGTCGGAAAATTTTCTCAGCTTCGTCCCACGTGACCATCAGAGGTCGTCGTCGCTCTCATCGATGGTCTCGTACGGGTGGCGAGGACCGGCGTCCGGCAGACGACGACGAATGATCTTCTGCTCCTGACGAGGAGGCGTAACGAGCCAGTCAGGAGAAGCCTCACGAGGCTCAGGCTCCCACGGATCCGGCTCGACCTTTTCAGGCAGACGCTTCTCGAGGGTCTTGATCTCGTCGTTGATGTACCACACCGCCTTCTTGAGATCCTCGATCTGCTTCTCCTCGTTGGTGAGGCCGTCCTCCTTCTTGATCCCGTTGCGCCACAGGTACTTCATGGCACTGCCGATGTTGAAGTTGAAGTGACGACCGACCTCGATGAACTCGATACCCGACGGGTGCGAGTTGTAGTGCGAGGGGTGGTTCACCATGTCCTCTCGAACCGGCGTCAGCGGACCCGCCGACAGATCGAACGCATCGGTCTTGCGCGGCTCTCCGCCGTCACAGTAGAACCGAAGCGTACGAGGCTGTGCGACACCGTCCGTCTGCACGTCCCAGATGTGCTCCTCGTGCTTGTCCTCCTTGAAGCAGTTCCTGGGCTCGTAGTTGTCACGAGTCTCGATTGCCATCGTTGTTTCCTTCCTTCATCTTGTCCATTACTTTCTGGAGCGCCGCCCGCTCCTTGCCGTCAAGGCCTCCGAAGATGCCGTGACGTCGATCCTTGCCGTCCTTCTCTTCGTGACCTGGCTTCGGCTTCTCAGCCGCCATTGCGAATGCCAGGCACTTGAGCTTGACTGAGCAACGCTCGTTGCAGAACTGCTTGATCTGATCAGCGTCTTGCTTGCTGTGCGGGAAGAACTCTTCGAAGTCCTTACCTGCACAAGCGCCCTTCTCCATCCACGGATACTTCTCCGCGGGTTCAAGGTGATCTACCGCGTCGACGTAGACACGAGCGACCATGGCTCTCCTTCCACGTTGTCGAGGATGAACTGATAGATGAACTCGTTCAGTACAGGGATCTGGATCCCCACCTTGAGCGCCACCCTTGCTGCGCTAACCAGGTCTGAGTGGTTCGTGTTGACGCTGAACCGTGCCACGCCAAACAACTTGAGCATGTCACGAGTCACAACGTTCTTGATTCCAGTGTTGTCGACGACCATGCTACCAGGGATCATCTTCTGGATTGACTGGACCATGAACAACATCTCACGGTCCTGCTTCGGATTGGTTCCTCGCTGTCGGTAGCCTTCGACTCCGACAAACGTGGGTGCCCCGTCTTCCTCGCCCTTGACGAACTGCTTCCACTGACGTTGGAACACGGGATCGATGTTGATGACCTGACTCTTCGGGTCAGGCCTGGACGTGATGCCACTCCACACGTCGTGATGGACGGCCCACGTCTTCTCCTTGTTGTCGAGC